CCGTAAGGGCTATAGACAGCGGGAACTTGTGCCATATTAGGAGATGCATGTGCCATCCTTCCTGTTATAGTACGTAGTGTCATCACACTACCACGTACACGGTTATCTTCTTGACATGCCATGATCCAAGACTTTAGTAGGCCAGTACGTTTCTGTAATAGAAAGTATCTGTTAAACATCTTGGCCTCTGGTAGATCAATCTTTGACAAGACTGCTTCGTTAATAATTACATTTCTTTTTATTGTACCATCTTTTAATTCGATCTCCTTACCAAATTGTTTAGCCTTCCATCCTAGTTTTATAAGCTGTTGTGCTATCTGTTGCCTACTGGCAATATTAAATGGTATGTACTTAGTCTTAGTTTTTAATTCAATTATAGTAGGATCAAAATCTTCTTCTGATTTACGTTCTAGCTCATGCAACTCATCCTGCAACTGCGCCTGTAAGATCATAGCTTCTTGTATCTTAAATGCAAAGCCATTCTTCTTCTGCTTATCTAAGATAGCCCTGACCTTACACTCTAACTCATAAGCTCTAGGGTTAAAAGCTTTACCCTCTTTCTCTAGCTTCTGTGCTACGTGACGGGTCACCTCTGTATCACGCTTACAATACTCCAGCATCTCAGGAGAGTAGTGTTCAAAGTCATGGAAGTCACCCTTCTCAAAGCCAAGGGTCTTACCCCAAGCTTCAAGAGAGTGACCTCCATCACGTATAGGATTATAAAGCTGAGACTCAATGAGAGTATCTCTTATCTGACTCAGCTTTATATTGCATCCCAGCAGACGGTTGAGGACAGGAGCGTCGAAGCTAATACCATTATGCATTATAAAAGTATCTATCTGCTGCGACCAACCAGCGAACTCCGAACACTCCTGTCCCACCCACGCCTTAACCTTATTAGTTTCATAACTCCTTGCTACGATACAATGTATCTTTGTTGCATTCAAACTATCTGTTTCAATATCAACTATAGCTGTTGTCATTATACCTTAATGAGACAAGCATCCTCCACTGGAATATGAAAGAACTTTTCTCCCTCTCTGATGTTTCGATTAGACACTTCTTTAACTTCACAGTCAACTAAAATATTAGCATCAATATGCCATGCCTGTTTGCAATCGTTACGCCACACTATAAATGTAAACAAGGCATCGGGATATTCTTTTTTCCACTTAAGTAGCAAGCGGTTCTTACGGTAAGGGATACGTATCTCTTTCCAACTAGGGTTCCAATCTCCCTTCCAAGAATACTTAACCTCTACTTCATAGAGGTGATGTGTTTCTTCTACTGCCTTGCAGATAATATCAAAGTCTTTCCTCTCTGTAGTATCTACCGTAGTGTAGTTCATATCTTTAATATACTTCAGGGTAGCTTGCTTGGCATCCCTATCTGCTATGTCATACAAAGCTTTATCAAATTGTTTACGTGGACCCATTTGAGTCATTCTCTTTCTCCATTTTGTTCTGTTGTTGTTTCTCATAATTTTTCATAGCGTTTTTCATAAGTATTTTGACCATTACTTTTTTTTGTTTTTTTGGTGAGTGCGACATGTCTAAGTCTCCACGAATGGGTTGTCAATCTGCGTCATCCTACCAGTTACTTTATCATAGTGCAAGTAGCAAGCAACACCTGTCTCACCAGTGTACCTGTTCTTCAAGATACGTATGGTGGTGGTGTTGGCTGCTTGCTCATCGTCTGCTTGCTGGTTACGTTCCAATGCGATGACGGCATCAGATAGATGTGCGATGCTGGCAGACCCACGAAGGTGTGACAGTGATACCTCACGACCATCCTCATGCCCACGATCACCACTTGGCCGACGTAGGTGGCTCACAAGCAGCAAGCCAATGCCTGTCTCCTCCACTAGAGAGCGTAGCTTAGTCATTAGAATATCAATTGACTTACGCTCATCGCCGTTGTCTTCCTGACCTGATACCAAGATAGATAGATGATCAAGGATAATCCACTTGGTTCCTAATGCTTTAGCCATGTAACGAACACGACCTAAGATTTCATCGTTACTGATAGAACCAAAGTGATCAAAGGCAAAGAACCTCTTGGTCCCGATGGTCTTCTCCTGCCATACACGTAGCTGCTCTTTAGTATATTGATCACGTATCTCTTTGATATAGAGCCTAGCGTTGGCTTCCACTGACATAAGGTTGAAGGCTGTGTTCTGTACACTTTCTTCCATAGCCAAGACACCAATGTTATCTTTAGTGTTCATCATTAGGTGATGCATTAGCTCACGCATGATACTGGACTTACCCATACCAGCACCACTGGTGAAGGTGACTAGCTCACCAGTACGCATACCATAGGTCTTCTCATTCATCTGTGACCAAGGATATAGACAGGTCTCACAGTAATTCTCATCGTACAGGCTATCGCCTAGATCATGTAGATTAATAATGCCAGCAGGAGTAAAGGGTTTAGCACCCCACCACGCTTGCATGAAGTCTGCTGACTTACTGACCTTTAGATATTCATTGGCATCCTTCATCTCTAGATGCATGATCTTACACTTATTAGGCTCAAAAATCTCAGCTACATCTGCGGCTGCTTGCTTACCTGCCTTATCATTATCAAAGCACAAGACAACCTGATCAAACTGATTGAGGTACTCAAACGATTGCTTACAGTTGGCTGCTGCTGATGCCGCACCATTCTTCAGTGAGACCACGGGCCACTTCGATCCCATCATTTGATAGGCACTCATGGCATCTACCTCACCCTCACAGATGGTAATGAACTTACCTCTTGGAGTAAAGACATTCTCCCCAAACAGCCCAGCGTTAGACATGTTACCTTCAGACCAGAACTTTTTATTGGATGTGTCCCTTACCTTATTACAGATATGATTACCATTCTTATCACAGTACTGGTAGACATGGTGAGTAATCATAGACCCCTTCTTCTTAGTCAGGGTGCCAAACTTCTTGGCAGTATCCTTACTAATCTTACGGTCAGGGATATCATTGTACTCACCTGAATTAACTAGGCTTGTGACATTAGCATCTTTAGGTTGAGGAGTAGGCATAGTAGATACTTTCTCTGGATGTTTATATGCTTTACAGCTAAAGCAGTAGGTATGTCCATCAGAGTAGTGATGGTTGGCATCAGAAGACTTACAGTTAGGACATGGACCTTTGCTTCCGACTTCTTCCTCTTCTTGACTTATCATTAATAAATCCTTTCGCAATGGTGTAGGCTTCAACAGGTAACACTCTCAACATGTAGCATAGGCTGGCCCTATCGTCAAGCTCTTGTTGAGCTTCACGCTTAGTAATGTAGCTTTTAAGGACGTTACTCTTATAGACTAAGTTATACATCTTCAAATGTTTCTCTCCAAAGATTGCTTACAAAGTCTTCCTTGTCTTCCATGACTTCATTAAGCTCAATCCTAGCTAGGTGTCGGGCTTCTTTAATATCATAACCTTCTTCCTTATACTCTCTAACAAGGCTTCTAAGTAAGGCACTCCTTTCTTTCTCCCAAAAATTCTTACTCATCTTCATTCAACTCTTCTATAAATTTATCCACATCTTCTGAGTTTGTCGGCTCATACCCGTTGTCTAACATACAGTACCATAGATCGGAAGGATAGCCAAGGTTTTTTCTTAGCCTCTCCTGTCTAGCCTTCCAATGCGAATAAAAATTAACTACTTCGGCCTTCATCTAATTCTGCCCAGAACTTACCGTTGCCTGTCTCTTGTCGTGCTACGGATAATTCTTTTCTAAGTTTCTTTGTAAGCTCTTGTTCTTTCTCAAGTTGTATTTTAAGAGTGTTAATATTCTTATGTAGCTGGGACACTAACCCATTGTATTCATTAGTGAACTCTGTCAATTCTAATTTCTCCTTGTTCTATACATTCCATCTCATCTAAACCTAATCCATTTAAAAACTTCAGGGCTTCGCCTTCTGTAGTGAACTTCATAGGAAAGCCAGTGGGTGTTGTCAAGATATCGAAGCAATCAAAATCTTCTACCTCATCGTGTGCTACATTAAGTATATCCTGAACTATTATATACATCAACCTAGAATTTTCTTTTAGTTACAAACTTTCCAAACTCTTTCTCAACCCAATTGATTTCCTTTTCAATGGCAGTACGCACACTGATCAAGCACTTCAACTTCTCAGAATGATCAAGAGAATTATAGTCATTAGTTGTTACTAAAGTAGGTGTGTTGTTAACCTTCTTAAATTCTAATAGATTAGACATTATTTACTCTCCTTAGTGGAAGCACTAAGATCGCCAAGGTCCATTGTCTTACCGATACCAAACAAATCTGCAACACTCTCCGGGAAAAGATCATACTCAGTATCTACCCCACCTATTACATCTCTTGTAATATCATTAAGCGAAAGTGCAGACCAGTAAATCTCAAGTGCTTTAGTGTCTCGCCTAGCTTTAAACATATGAAACTCACCAGCTGGAACGATAGCTACGTCTTCAGGATATAGAACTGTTATATCTACTAGATCGTAGTCATCTTTCCAGCGGTGGATTTCGAGTTCACCATCCTCCACATAGAAAGCATTTATCTTTGACTGGTGGCAGTGCTTAGAGCAGTAACCACCAGTGTTAATAAAGATAGAATGCAATTCTATTTGGGGGCATTGGATCAAGGGGATCGTTACTCCCCATACCTTTCCCTCTACTATGCTCATTACTCTTCACTTACCTCTTCATTCATATTTAAGAACCCATTGATGTCTGCTATACTTACTTCAGTTATACTACTGATATTGTACCCTGAGAATGCCAAGGTAGACATAAGATAATCCTCCAGTACTTCAGGGATATCTGAATAGTTGTAGTAGTTAAAGTACATAGTCACTTACTCCTTCTCTATAGTATATCATACATCTAATTATACAGCAACTTTTATCTTACTGTCAAGAGATAATATGTATTATTACATGTACAACGGTTAAAATAATAAGAAATTCCAACATTAAGCTGCTTCCAATTCTAATAGTCCAGCTATAACATGTCCAACCACATATAATGCTAATCCAATCATAATAAGGTCGTGTTTTGACATCATGCAGCCTCCAATTCTAACCAAGCAGGTGATACCAACATTTTCTTTACCTCTTCTTCACGTAATACTTTACGAGTGTGTGCCTTACCCTTCATTCTAGGTGTAGCTGTGTGGCTAGACCACTCAGTAGCAGCCTGATAGGCCGTCCAGAGTGAACCCTTCACCTGTGTACCATACTTCTCATAGAGACCCTTACCATGTACGTGACGGTTCTCATTGTCAAAGGTCTTCATGAGGTTAGACAACATAACTTTGTTGGCTACATTCTTACGCTTAACATTATCAAAACGCTTTGCTAGTGTCTTGGTGAACAAAGAGATAGCATTGTCTCTACTAAGCTCAGTATTGTACCACCCCTTCATCTGCGTCAGGCCATCACCAGCTACGTACTCAGATGCCGCCCTGATCTTGGCACCAAATGACACAGCATCGAAGCCTTTGGTGTGCCTACCGTACACATAGGCCAGCTTATCACCACTGACTAAGGTGTTGAAACAGAACGACCTGAAGAGGCCCATCATACCGTTGTTGGCCCATGTCCTGTTATGACTGGTGCGGAAGACAAACTGTGGTATCACAGGTCCAGTGCCATCGATGTCCTGTGCATGGGCAGGGAACTTAGCAATCAACTCCATCCTTGCACCACTGTCGTAGGTGTTGGTGGTGAAGTCAGCATCAGTCAGGTCTAATCCTGCTAGGTTGAGTGCCTCTTCGATCTGATCTACGATAGTAAGATACTGCGTAGGCTCATAGCTATCTGATACAATAGCCAGTGGCTCCATAGTATCTACACGCCGCAGACCTACCCCAATCTCTGTGGGTACTTTAGTTAGGGTGCTGGGGTTATGTAGCCCAGAGTAGGGTGTATACAGTGGGAACTTCTCTACTTGAAAGTTTAGTTTATCATGGTCAAACATATTCATTCTCCTGTGTCTAGGGTAATAGGTGCATCAGTTTCATGGAAGCATGTTAGTTTAAGTTTTTCTCCACGTGTTGTTGTTACCTCTACTTCTACTGTTCCAAATGTTTCCATATCTGTTTTAGATATAACGATAGAACTTACATCGTGCAGTGTAGTTTTCATTAGTCTTCTCCTATGTTTAGTTAGTCAGCATTACAGTAAGAGTATTAGAGTAGTCTTCCTTCACCTCATCTACAGTGTCATACTGATAGTTTTCTTCATAGTATTCCTTCTCACCAGTACCTTCGCACTCATGGCATTTGTTAGGTGTAGTATAGTAACTATATAATTCACCATGTCCACCACAATCTACGCATTGTTGTACAATAATCCAAGTCATCCCATTGCCTCCAATAGTGCATCGTACTCAGCCTCTAGTTGTGCATAATAATCACTGTCACGATCATGCAATTTCATAGTCTCTCTAACATCTTTAAGAGCATAGTCACGCTGAACTTCTGACATTAGTTTAACTTTTTCTGTCATTACTTTATGAAGCATGTGGTGTCTCCTTATCCAGCATTAAAAGAGGCGCAGATTATAGCACCGGGATAGATGTCACTGTCCGGCTCACCCACGACCTCACCTAGATACATTACCTTTACAAGACTGGGCCGTGATACCCAACTTTCATACATATCAAAGTCACCTGATCCACCACCGGGATGTATATTCTGTGCCTCTTCTGCACTATTAGCCACCACTACAGCACTACGAAACGTGTCATAACCTGTGTTAATATCCTGATATATTTTATATAGTTTCATTTAATTTTTCCTTATCTAAGTGCTGCAATTAATCTGGCCTTGACTGTCTGTTCGTATGGTACTCTCTCGACCTTTTCATTGAAAGCCAGTGTCTTATCGTAGGTCTCATACTTTATTCGCTTACGATTTGTTGGGTAATTTCTTGGGTCTCTTGGTATACACTTTCCCGCTCTATTTTTAATACCCATCACAGAATTTTTAGTGAGCAAGATATTTAATGTACCCCTACATAATCTATTTGCTTCAACTGCTACTTGAGTTGCAGTCAAACCTTTCTTAAAAAGATTAAGAACTATTTGTTTTGTCTCTTGTTTGTGCGGTACTATAAACATTAGTCTACTCCTTCATTCTTTTAATGTAGTCTATTAACTCGTCGGTATTACTTAATTTCTCTACTTTGTTAATTAGTCCAGTAGAATTTCCTTCCTTATCTACACTCATTAGTACCGCCTCTACAGACCCTTTTTCTCTGATGCCCTTGACCCCTAGAATATTTTTTTCATGGGCAGCTACTTGAATTATAGATATGTAAACATCATCCTTTAATTTTATTCTTATTCCATTTGACATAGCATTTCTCCACTTGCTTTAGGTGCAAACTTCTAGAATTTCTAGAACATCACATATCATATCATTATACGACTGTTTTTATTTACTTGTGGCGACTGAGAAGTGAAACTTCACTTAATGTTGTGAACCCTACGCCACACAACCCACGTAATTGCTTGAATTTCAAAGGC